CGGCTGCTGATACGTGTCACAGAATCGAATCTGGTACCGCCGACAACCAATGGGTTCATCCGCACCCAGAACCAGGTGTACGTTCCGCTCGACTCGGGTTGGTGATGTGTCTAGTGTCTAATCCCACCATGAAGACTACCGCCGAGGAGGAAGTGTGACCAGAGCAACCCAGGAGACCAGAACCGTCACCCAGCATCGATTCGTCGCGCCCTGTGATTACGGCATCGGTGGGGACATCGGCACATTCTTGGACGCCCTCCACTGGGCTAAGCAGAAAGCAGTGGAACTCGGTCGCGACGTTGGCGCCGACGACTGGTGTCGAATCTTCCCCGAGGACGATCGAGTCGTGATCGTGGTCGAGGAGGTACGGAAGTGAGCAAGGTGGACACACCCTCGAGCCTGAGGGCACAAATGATCTCTGATGAGCTCAGGTCGGCCGACGAGATGCTCGCCTTCGCGATCATGTACCTCACCCGGGCGCTGCGTCACGCCGAGAAGGACTATGACCACAACGCCGACAAGACTCGGGATCTGCTCGCGGTCGCCAGACTCCTCCGCGGGCAGGCATGCCAGGAGTTCCTTACGTGGGATGGCTACGCGCGCGCCAGGAGGGTCGATGCCTGACATGGCTGGCGTGGAGCAGCTCGCCTTCACGAAGCTGCTCGAGAACCACTCGCCGTTCGCGGGCTTCGACCTCGACCACGATTCGTGGGGCAAGTGCGGGTGCGGCAAGTCGATGCACTACGAGTCTTGGTTCCTTCACGTGATCGAGGAGTGGCTGAACCTATGACGGCTGATGATTTCAAGCCCCTCACTTCGGAGACTGAAATCGAGCTCGGCAAGACCTACTGCGTTCGCTTCAGCGAGGACGGCCCGATCTCGCTCATGGTCTGCACGGGTCGAGATGACAACAGCATCACATTCAGTCTTCGCCCCAATGGGTGGCTGAGCACATGACGAGATTTGTCGCCGGCATCGTCCTGATGATGGTCGTAACGTTCGGCCAGTTGGGTATCTACTTCGCCCTTGCCGTGCGTGCTCTCGTCGACAACGAGCTCGCCATGGCACTCGTCTGGGGTGTCGCGGGCCCGGTGTTCGTACTGGTGTCCGGGCAGCTTCTTGCTCGACCAATCGCGTGGCTGGTCTCGATCGGCGCCCGTACCACTTGACCAATCGACGGAAGACCCCCTACCAACTCGGTAGGGGGTCTTCTTGTGTCTGCAGATCCCTACAGAGACCCACCGCCGGTCACCTCGGCGAAGACTTCTGCGGTTACACGCGCGTCTGTAGGGTGTGGGATGGCCCCTGAGTAGGGCTCGGAGGCGATAGTAGGAAAATGGTAGGAGGTAGACGGTTAGATGGTCTCTCCGCTGGGAGAACAAAAAACTATAATCGCTTACCCTGTTCTCCTGTATACTCTCCAATTAGATGGATGTTCACATGTTTCTGCAGGTCAATGACCATGACTGTCTACCCTTGCTAACCCATGTGTCGTCCTGCTTTGTAGGGCAAATAGTAGGGCGGTCCCGACCTCAGTAGGGCGCCCGACACGCAGCGATCCGCGAGCGCAACGAGCGCCCCCAGTTCGCATGGCATGACCGATCGAAAACACACCCCGAGACTACGGGCCACCACCCGCGGGCACTCACAACAGGAGGCAGAAATTGGCAGAACGTAGGCCCAAGGCGTCGGGCGGCATCCGCGAGCGCGCCGGCAAGTTCATCGCGTCGGTCGAGGGCAACCCCGACCCGCTCACCGGAAAGCGGCGGCGCCTGGAGCGCACCTGCAAGACCGAGGCCGAGGCGAACCGTCAGCTCCAGAAGCTGTTCACGTTGGTCCGCACAAAGCAGGACATCTCAGTGTCCGAGCGCATGTCGGTCGGAGACTGGCTGACGCGATGGATGAAGGACAAGGAGCGCGACTGGCGACCCAAGACCAGGGTGAAGTACCGCATCGAATTGCAGGTCCTGCTCGAGCACGGAGGCATCTCCGACGTCCGACTGGACAAGCTCACCAAGACTCACGTGAAGACAATGGTCGAGCGGATCCGCGACAAGAAGAGCGTCGCCGCGGCACGTCGGTGCCACGACCTCCTCGGTCGGGGACTCCAGGCCGCGGTCCGGGTCGACCTCATCTCTGAGAACGTCGCCGGCCCTGACGGGCCGGCCAAGCTCCAGCCGAAGTACGCCAAGAGCGATCGACTCAATGTGACCGAGACGGCTCGGTTCCTCGACGTCCACAGCGAGGACCCGTTCATCAGTCGGTGGATCGCGGCTTTCCTGACCGGACTACGTCAGGGTGAGATTCTCGGCCTGCAGTGGGATCGTGTCGACTTCGAGCACGGCGAGCTCACGATCACCCATCAGCTCCAGATGGTCCCGAGTGAACACGGGTGCGGAGAGCAGAACGACTTCGGCGCGTGGCCGTGCGGGTGGGCCCAGCCGCGGTCGTGCACGAAGCGTCGGTTCCTGCTTCCCGACGATGACGCCGACTACGAGCAGCTGATCGGAGCGTTCTGGTTGACCCCGACCAAGAGCGACACCTCCCAGCGCGTCATCCCGATTCCGACGATGCTCCTGGAGATCCTGCGCGAGCACCGTGAGGCGACTGCCGACCAGCCGAACCCGTTCAACCTCGTCTGGCATGAGGTGACCGGGCGCCCGATCGCGGCCGAGGTTGACTGGAAGCGGTGGACCGACATGCTGACCGCGGCGGGCCTGCGTCACGTGAAGCTCCACAGTGCGCGCAAGACCGCGGCGTCGGTGTTGGTGTCGATGGGCGCGGACATGCACATGGTGATGCGGATCCTCGGGCACTCGTCACTGTCGATGACCGAGATCTACGCCGACGTTGACCGCGAGGCAATCCGGGCGTCGATGGCCAAGATGGGGTCGAAGATCCTTGAAGCTCGGGTCGTGGACGAGACCCGCGCGCTCGGGTCTGGCGAACTTACCGGGGAGTAACAAGACCGCCGGTCAGGTGTCCGATTTAGGGACTTAAGTCCCTATTTCTTGAGCCATGTTTACCGACGGATTAACAGGCTGTAACGTCAACCCCGCCGAAGACGAAACGTAGTTCGTGTCACCCGCACAGCCCGCGAGTTCGGCACTCCCCCCACCCTTGGTCGAAACCTGAGCCTTGGTCGCTAGCGACACGCCCAAGATTCATGGTTTGGACCGCTCCTCAGTTAGAAGGTTAGTCAGCACTATGATCGATCCGCGCCTCTCTAATATCTCAACCACTGCTGGACAGTTGGTTGCCGCGGACGTCGAGATGATCGACGGAGAGCCAGTGTTCTCACTCCAGTACGGGCCCGCGGCTGATCAGCTCTTGGACTTTGGTCTGGAATCGTGCGAGCAGCTTCTCGACATTCTCTCCGGGGTGCTGGGCGCCAGGCGTGTGGCGTAGCGCCAGTGGCCCGAAAGGGGCCAACCCCCGCCCGGTTACACCAGGCGGGGGTTGCTTTCTTCGTTTCCGGGGCCGTACTTGACGTCCGAGATGAACGTACGTATCAGTTCATCGAGAACCTTGCGGTGCCTCGCGGTAAGAACTTCAGATCCGGTGGGGGGCTGGTAAGGCGGGGAGCTGGTGTCCCATGACTCGCCGAGCCACTCGACGACCTTCTTCAGCGGGACACCCAGGGCGGATGCGACACGCTCCAGGGTCTGCCTCTCCACCAGCCGCGGGTCCGCCCGGCCGGTGATCAGCCGCACCACCGTGGTCGTATGTAGCCCAGCCTCCTTTGCCAAGGCGTTGTAGCTGGGGTCGCCCGTCCTCGGATTGGTAAGACCCTGCTTCAGCATGACCTTGTGCCAGGGCTGGGGTATGTCCGTGTTCTGCTTCATGATCTGACCAGTGTTGCATGCACACGTGGACGCGTCAACAAATCCTGTCGGTGACAAAGGCTATACTAATTGACGATGCAACATTAGACACCCAGGAGGCATTGTGTCAGCTATACGCGTCGGTGACGAAGTCACCATCGGCAGTTGGGGTTATCGGTGGACGGTGATGGGCTTCAAGCTCCCGGGCCCTGTATCGCGCGCTACAAAGGCGATCATCCACCGCCAGTCGAATGTCCGTTTTCCCACCGACGGCTTCGTGGGAAGCCCTAGATCAAGGGCGGTCATTCGCACCCGGATGGCCAGCACGCGACTGATGAAGGCAGACCGACCATGAAGACACCAGAAGAGCTCCTTGCTCCAGGGACCGTCATCAACAACAGAGCAGTAGTGCTCGGCAATTTCAAGTCAGGTTCACCTGAATGGCACGCCGCACGTCGTGGACACCTGGGCGGCTCGGAGATCTCGGCCGTCGTCCGCCTGTCGCCGTTCGAATCTCGATTCTCATTGTGGCACAGAAAGAAAGATGAACTCGAAGACGTCGAGGAGACCCCAGCGATGGAATGGGGCACCCGACTCGAGCCGGCCGTGTTCGACAAGTACTCCGAGGAATTGGCCCCGGGAGAAGTCATCACCACCGGACACACTTTCCGGTGCATCCTCCCCGGGCGCGAGTGGATGAATGCCAACCCCGACGGCATCGTGTGGGCACAGGACGAACGTACAGGCGAGTGGTACATCCGTCGCATCCTTGAGATCAAGACCAGCGCACGCGGCGAGGGCTACGGACCCAATCGCAGCGACCAGATCCCGATCTACTACCGCTGCCAGGTGCTCTTCTACATGTACGCCCTGGGTGTGCGAAAAGCTGAGCTCGCCGCGCTGATCTCGGGCGTCGACTACCGCACGTACAACGTCGACTATTCCACCGAAGACGTCGACTTCCTGATGAACGCCGGCGACAAGTTCATCGCTGACCTCAAGAACGATGTCACGCCGAACCTGACCGACGACCTGGCCACCTACGAGGCCGTCCGGCAGCTGAACCCGGAGCTGGACCCCGACCTTGAGGTCAAGGTGCCGATCGCACTGGGGGAGCGCTACCGCTCGATCGAGGAGGCCTACCGCGAGATCAAGGACATGCGCCACGGGGTGCACGCCGAGATCCTCGAGCACGCCGGGGCTGCGCGGCTGATCAAGATGGAGGACGACGAGATCATCGCGCGCCGGCAGATGCCGGGCCGTGGCGACAAGCCGTACCTGCGGTACATTGCACCCCCCAAGGACGCCCAGGTCAGCGTGATCGAAGCTCACGAGAAGGAGCTGGAGAAGGCTGAGACGCGGGCCGCGATGTACTCATCTGTCTAATCTCTAGTTGACTCCTGAAGGGACATGACATACTCTGAAGGAGTCAGACAGAGCGGAGCGACGAACTGTCTACCCTCTAACTGAACACAGACTTGTGATGGCGGCGTCAAGCGCACCCGGCGGTCTCATAATTCACCCTAGGGAGCAATCCCGGTGGCTGGTACCAACCGACCTGGGAAGTAAGGTGCCTGGCGCTTACTCGCCTGCGGCTGACCAAGAGCGTGCCCGCTCGACGGCACCTGCGCCGCCATCACATCAACACTTGCGACGCCGGCGTCAAACTCGCCCACCTGAAGGTTTTCCAGGCCCCTTCGGGGTTGGGATGCAAGGGGCCCCAACAGGATAGATCCACAACAGGATAGATCCACCAACCCCCGTCGCCACCGGGGCCTGTTTGCGGGGGTAATCCTTTCGACTCCGGCTCGACGGCTCCTGCGCCGGCGTCGCCCCACACCTCCACATGAGGTCCGAGTACCGCGAAGCGGTTTCCAAAACAGTGAACTGTTTCAAACAATGAAACAGTTCAAAACACAAGAGAGATAAGGGGATTCAACACAATGTCACGCAAATCCATTCAGGCAGACATCGATAACCTGTACGAGCGCATGGACCAGCAGCAGCGAGCTGTGGACAGCACCTACCGGGACGTCAAGGACATCAAGCGCGCCCTCGAGAAGGGCCCGGTGGTGTCCG